CGTAGCCGTAGCCGGAGCCGTCGCCGGAGCCGTCGCCGTAGCCGGAGCCGTAGCCGGAGCCGGAGCCGGAGCCGGAGCCGTCGCCGGAGCCGTCGCCGGAGCCGTCGCCGTCGCCGTAGCCGTTGTTGACAGACAAAAATTCTTTTATTTTTACCTCTTCCATTCGCCAACACCTTCAATAGATTTAATTGCGGCTTTACTGCAAGGTATAATTTCTATAACACCCAATATTGCAATTTCGGGAACAACAACAGTAAATTTGCAAGATGAAGCGGCGTGCGTACCGTCGACTGCTAATTGTGATAAACTCGCAGCGCCGTCCCAATACCATAAACGGCGACAATTAGTTAATGTAACCTCTGAACCGTTTTTCTCTTTTAGTGTTCCGAAAAACACTCCAGCTCTGTTTGCTCTTATAATTACTTTTTTACCAATCATTTCAAAGTCTCCTTTTATTTGTTTTTAATTTTTAATTTTTTAGCAAATGCCTTGTGTAAAGTTAAACAAGCATAGAACAATGACAAATCGTCCTCATATGGTGTCAGCTTATATTTGCCGTCTTTTTTAAGGTGAAGAATACCTAAAAAACCCACAGTATCTAGCGACCTTTGGGAAAATATAAACCTCGGGCATAACAAATTTGAATATGCAGGTAATTGTATCTGTGCAAGCTGCTTTTTCACTGTACTGCTTGTTTTCAAATCTATTATGGCATATTGCCCAATAAATTCTGAAATATCCGTTTTGCACTGCTTTTTGACAGTTTTTGCAAAGTCCTCATCAATTACATATACTCTGTCGAGAGTTCCCGCATAGCCCGCTTCTTCATCGGCGAGTGGTTTTTCAATATAGGTATATTCCTTGATTTTAAAGTCTTTGCGGAATTTGGCATAGGCATTAAGATATTCCACATATTCGGGCGAAATTTCACATTTGCCAGTTTTGTCTAATTCTTCTGTTGCCTTATGCACCGCCGTTCCGCGCTCACAAGCCTTATCAAGCACATATTTGGATATATCGTTGCCGTATACTTCGCGGCTTGCAAACCTTGATATTTCGGAAACAGAGGGCAACTCAATGCCGTCAAGTTCGTACCTATGACCCTCGTCAAAGAATTTTAAATTTTTCAAGGTCAGTTTTCCCCCATTCGTCTGCAAGGTCTTCTTTGTGCATATCAATATATTTTGCTTTCTGCTCTGCAATCATTTTCGGATTTTCAATTTCGATAAACTTTAAGACCAATTTTAACAGAGAATTGATTTTGTCAACATTGCTAAATACTGACAAGGCAAACTCATTTATATTGCCTTTTGTAGTTATCTTTTGCGCAAAATCGAACAAATCATCAGTGCTGTCAAAATTATACGCTATGCACTTGTCGCACAAGCCGTTAGTCAGTTCGTCCTCGGTGAAGTATTCCTCACACTCATTGCAAGGGAACGCTTCCTCAAACTCATCAATTCCACAATAAGGGCAAATGCCTATTGAATATGCTGCTTGACCTTCCCCATACGGTACAAATTGTTCGCTTGTTTCGGGCTTTTCAAATGTTCGACCGCAATTTTTGCATTTATACATTGTTTCTGCTCTCTTTTTGCAAAGCATTAAGTGCGTTTGAATACTCAAAAGGAAACGCAAGCTTTACCTGTTTGCAATCGGGTGAAAACATTATTTCCTTTTTGTCATAAGAAAGTGAATTATCACCACCAAATAAAAGCCCTCTCGTCAAATCTAACTTATATTCGGACCTTAATAAATCACTGTACCTATTAAGGCTAATTGTTACCGTTTCTTCCATTTATTTCTCCCTCTTTCCTTTTGGTACATCCGGCACCTTATAAGTTAGTTTGTAGATTTCCTGCTGCAATTTAATGTTTTCGCTTTGAAGTTTTTGATAGCGTGCTTTAATTGAACAATATGCGTAATACCATTTATGCACCAATATATAAGCTATGCATATAGCTATTACTGCTAATGTTGTTACTATTATAGCCCAAATCATTTAACCACCCACCTTTCTAAGAATTATTTGTTTCCCCACGGTCTCTGCCGTAATCAGCACTGTATCGCCACCGTCAATGCCAAGGGCTTCCCTTATTTCTTTTGGCAGATTGACCGTAACATTAGTGCCGCTTTTCTGTACTTTTGCCGTTGCTTGCAATTTCAATTTTTGACCCCCTTTCTTGATTGCAAACTAATTATATCACACTGAAAATAGTTTGTCAAGAATATTTTTAAATATTTTCAAATATTTTTTTAGGATTAGAGAGAAAAAGAAAAAGCACCCCAAAATGGAGTGCCTTTCCCATTCAAAAGGAAATGAATTTGTAAGTATAGCATGAGCTATAAAGGGCTAAAAGTCAATAGCCTTTTACAGTTTCCATACACCTTTTGAGGGTTTCCCGTTCCTCGGGGGTTTTAGCTGCCGCCAAAATTTCGTCAAAAGCACGGGTCATAGTGTCACGGCTTTCATCACGGCTATACCTATTGGAATAACCACGGCGTTCGCTATAATCGTTGTCGGACGAATAATTTTCGCCGTCACGGCTATAATGACCTCTGACATAATGCTTACGAGCGTATGACGAGCCGTCATCATAATTGCCATAACTGCCCTTTGCCATCCACATACCGTCACGGCTATACTCACGATTGTACTGTTCGTCTTCGAGCATTTCAATCTTGTCAATATTTTTAATCGTGTCGGTCATTTTGTGAATGACATCAAGGGAGTTCATAGAGATATTGCCTTTTTTCTCGTATTCTTCGAGTTCTTTCAAAAGCATTTCTTTAATCTTATGCATATATTCTGCTCCTTTCCTACGCTATGCGTTCAAATAACATGTTTGCGTTTGTGAGGTCTATTGCGGTTGTTGCACTGACATTCTTAATAGAAACATTCACGCAACAGCCACAAGGTATTTCAACAAAGGTTGTTGCTGAAACATTAAAAAAGTCACCGATTGCCGCAGGGGTTACGGTTGCCGTTGAATTACCGAGAGCCTCACCATTTACCGATAAAGCTATTGAAATAGGCTCAACGGTGCCGCCTGTGGCTATTGCAATATTACCCGTAAAGTTTACCTTATAAATGGCTCTGCAACCATTATAAGCACCTTTAAGGGTGAATATACCGCTATCGTCACGGTGGCATATATAACCTTTTTTGCAACATCTATTTCCGTTTGCGAATAATGCATTGCCGTTTACTGCCAAAGTTTGAGAAGCAACGGCACTATATTCTGCTGCCATAAAATCAGTCCTTTCATAAATAAAGCGGTAAAGTATATTGCACCTCTACCGCTCTTTAACATTATCAGCTATTTAAAGCTGAACATCTCGCAAGGTGCGAAAAGTAGTTTATCCGTATTCAATTAAAAACCGCTACATCCGCCATTGCAACCGTATGAAGCCGCCCACGGATTACACGAGGCGTAGGCAGGTATTGGCATAGGACGAAGAGAATTGATGATATACTGGTTCTGAGCAGACTGTGAAGCCGCCAAGCGTAAAGCCTGATTTTCATCACGCAATGTCTGCGTTTTTTCAGTATTCATATAATCAATTATACGGTCGCCGAGTTTGTCAATAGCCTGCAAGGTATTGCAGTTATAAGCCTGTGCGTCAAACCTATTCTGCAAATTCATTTTCTCAACATCACAGCAACAGCTTGAAATCTGCTGTTGAATAGCGTTGGTGTTCATTACAGACTGCGTATTAACATCCTTTATAGCGGCTCTTGTATCGCAGCAACATTCTGCCAACTGATGAGAGATGTCATTTGCGTGCTGTGCCGCCTGATAGCCGAGGGTACAAATAGCATTATCAATGCCCCTAAAGTTTTGATTTATTGTGTTGTTAAGGGCATAGGTACTGTCTGACAGCCCATAGGTCTGTTGGTCGAGTTTGCTAATGAGGGTCTGCTGGTCTACTGCGGCTCTTACATCAGCCTGTGTAGCACAGTCGGACACGCCATAGCCACCGTTGCCACCAAAACCGTTTCTGCCCCAGCCGAATAAAAGCAAGACTATAATCCCATTTTGTTATCGTAAAGGCTTTTTATCCTCTACTTCTTATGCTTTCTATTTGCATAAGTTCAGCATAGCTTTTCAACCATTTTCCAACTTTTATAATTTCTTGCAGAAGATATTGTATTTCTTGAAACATTAAACAACTTTGCAAATTCGGGATTAGAAATTTCGTTGTGTTCCCTTATAAACAACACTTGATTTTCGGTTAGTTTAGAGTAAGAACACTTTTCACCCGATAAATGCAAGCCTTTTTCTACTGCGTGTTTTCGGTTTTCTATGTTTTCCACCCATTCCAAATTGTTGACATTGTTGTTTAATTTATTCCCGTCTTTGTGATTTACTTGCGCCTTATTTTCGGGATTAGGTATATATTTTTGAGCAACCAATCTGTGTACAAACATCAGTTTGCCACCAATAGATACTCTATAATATCCTTTGCCGTTTAATTGAGGTTTCAAAACCCTATTTGTATTATTATTGATAACCTCTCCGTTTTTTGTAATGTTGTAATCTTCCGAAGACAAAGTTTTATATTTTCTTGCCATAATTATCCCCCCCTATGTCTATTTTAACACAAATAGGGATATTTGTCAAATGGTTGTTGCGGTCTCGTGGGAGAATTATATCTTTTCATCTCCTATGCGTTGCCCCTGACTATACTTTGTATAGCCTTCGGTTCGGATTAGCATTTCAGCTTTCCCGTTTAATACCGCAATTTTCGATACAAGTTACCTTGTAAAGTGGCAGATTTCTACCAAGCGTCATTGCCCCACATTCCGTTATTGCCGTTAGAATTGCCAGTAGCGGCGGCTATATCGCTTAAACTATATCCGCTTTCTGTCATAAAAAATCACTCCTATTTTATTTAAAATATATGCTAAATCAAGCCGCGCGCACTTGATAAAAGCCGTTATTTGCCCATAAACCGCACTATCTGTTGTGCCTGTTGTGAAAGCTGATTAAAGGTCTGCTGTGACATCTGCCCTGAATTGAGCAGATTTTGAACAATATCTCGGGGATTGCCCTGTAAAGTTTTACGCAATTCCATAGCCTGATTTATTATATTAGCATATGGGTTAGGTATCATATTGTTGCCATAGCTATTAAATATAGAATTAGGCATAATTATTCCTCCGATTTTTTACTGTTTTTTGTCAGCACGGGGGCAGGTTTAGCCGATAAATCATTGATTTTATCTTTTAATGTGCTAAATTCGCTCAAAATGTTGTCAAATTTGCCGTTTATTGTTTATATTATAACTCTAAATAAAACAAAAAAATCGCACGATAAACGCACGATTTACGCATAAAAACTCCCCCACGGCAAAAGTATTTAAAAATACCGCAGGGGAGAAAGAAAGGAGGTTTCCACCATTTGTGGAATGACCGACATATTCAAATTTCTTTTAAGATTTTCTTACAAATAGAATTTATCCGTTTTGATACTGTTCTATCGCAAATATTTAACTTAATGGCAATTTGTGTTATTGAATAACCTTTACGGCGCAAATTGAGTATTTCGATTTCTTCTTCGCTAAACGGACAGCGTTCAAGAAATCTTTGGTATTCATCATATGAAAAATCAAACTTATTCAACGCCGCACCGTCCTTTTCAGACGGGTAATTGTAATTTTGCGCTTTATTCTTTTGCGATTTTTAGGCTTTATTCTTATGCTTTTAACTTTTTGGCGTACCATTTGTCTATATCTCCGTCATTACCAACAAAATTAGCATAACCATTTCCGCTCACAGTTTGCTCAACATCATTTACGGAAATATCGCTTGTTAAAACCACATATACAATGCCGCTTAATACTGCAAGCAAAGCTAAAAATGTTACAAGCCAAGCAACAAACCACCGTTTGGATTGTTTGCGTGTATCTTGCACAAGCCGCATTGCAAGGCTTTCTTCAACCTTTTGCTTGCCTTTTTCTGCGACATCTTGACAATTACAAGGCATTTATATCACTCTCCCGATAAAATTGACTATCTCGGCGGCTAATATAGTTGTAGCAAGCCCAGTGATAAGCTTAACTATATTGAATAAGGTTTTAATGCGTTCATTTATCTTTGCGTTGTCCAATTCGTCGAGACGGACACGCTCTGCCAAATCATTATAATCTTTGGCAATACTGGCTCTGCGTGATTCGCATTCCTTTTGAGTAACATAATTGTGTTGCTCCGCCACTTTTATTCCCCCTTAACTTCGGGCAAGCCCGCAAAGCTGTTAAGGATTGAGAGAAGTCCTGCAAGGATTGACGCTGATACAACAACTTTCCAATCAACCGAGGAAATAACCGCCGATGTGCCTATGGTGGCAACAGCTGTCTGTGCTACGGTTTTCAAGGCTCTCACACCCGCCGCTTTGAACCACTGCTTTGTAAATATCTTTTTCATAATATTACCTCACTTCAATTTGTATGCCGTCAATCTCTTGCCCGAGTATTCCAGCATATCCATTATTGCTGTCTTTGGTGTTATAGCCTGTTACCCAAGGCAACCAAGCATTTCTGCGGCGCAAATGCGCTCTGTATCTGATTGTTTTGCCTGTATCGGTTTTCATCATAAGACCGTCAATTGGCTTATTGTAAAGACCTGCATAATCGGAACGATTAACCACTTCAGGCAACCATTTACCGCCTTTATAATGCACGGCATAGGTTATATTGCCCTTTGAAAGATTGGCGAATACACAACATACATCGTGACCGAACAACCCGGCATAATCTTCCGTATTCTTGACATTCGGCAACCAAACGTTTTTAACATCATCCCATATTTGATAGATTACATCTATCTTTGTGGGTTGAGGTGCAGGAGTAGGCTTAACAGGTTGCACAGGTTCACCCATTTTCGACTTAATGAGATTAAGGAAATTATCCCAACCGTATTCATCGAGTATTCTATGTGGGCAATGCTTGTGATTGCCGTAGTCCTGATGTTTGGTGACCCTATCAATACCCCAACCGTAGTCCTTTAAAAGCTTTGCGGTAAGTTCTGCGGCATTATCAAGCGCCTTTAACCAACGCTCACCGCCCGATTTTGAATAGCATATCTCAATGGCTATTCCCTCACGGTTTCCCTTGCCGTTGCCATCACTTGCGTGCCAAGCATTGCGATTAAGGTCTATACCTTGAACAGCCTCTTTATCATCAACCGCAAAATGGAAAGAAGTCTCCATATTATTACGGTGCATATAGGCTATTTCATTTTCGGCGCTTGCGTCATTCGCCGTGTTGTGCATGACTATCAGTGTCGGTGTCATAGCATAAGGGCATTTAATACTAATTTTATCCACAGGGCAATCAATTTTTCTAATTGTTACCATTTTTTCAACTCCTTTTATAATTCTATTTTAATTACATCATTTATTTTTAATAAATCAAGTTATTTTTTTAATTGCCGTCATATGTTCCTAAAATACCAAGAATTTTGACACCTTTTTTAATATTTTCAGGCTTTATATTACTATCTATTGTACTATCTACACTTGGTTGATACACTTTTGTTATACCATTTTTATCAGTAGAGGGCAATATCTTTTTATAGAACCCTCCCGTTACTTGTTCAAATAATACTCCTGCATTATCTGTTAAGAGCGTTGTGACGGGATATAGATTTGTTATACCCGTAACCTCGCCTGTTGCTGTCGGGGTATATATTTGCCCTTGATAAGGTTCATAAGCAGTTGCTGTTGAGCCAAGCTCTAACTGTACATTTTCAAATGTCATAGTTACACCAATAGGTGCATTGTATGAAGCATAAAAATTCAATGAATATGTTTTACTTTCTGTTACCGTAAAGCTATTGTCGATAATACCTTTATAAGCGTTATTTATAATAAATTTATTATTTTTATTATCATATACAGCCCAACCACCTTTATAACTTGTATCTGAACAGGCTACAGTACCACTACAATAATAAGTACCTGCTGGTAAATAAATATAGCTTCCCACGTTCATTGTATTTGATGTTGAAGCAGTTTTAAAAGTAAACCCATTAGTTGTTTGAGTTAATTCTACTACTTTTATGACAGCTGTTAAAGTAGATTTATTAAATAAATTCTTACCGCACCTTGTTACAGTAACAGTTGAGAAATCTGAAATGTAAGGAGTGTATGCAGTAGCGGTTGAGCCGAGTTCCAACTGAGGTTTTAAAGTGCCGCTTACAGTTCGGTTTGCCGGAATAACAAGATAACAATTTGTATTGTTTATGTTTTTTGTCGGAGTAAATGTTGTGGAAGTGTCTGTTAATAACGATATATAAGCAGACTGCCCTTGCGTTGAGTCGTAAATATAGAATGTAGCACTGCCTCCGAAAGAATAATTTCCGCTTGCAGATAAAGTATAAGTTACCCCTTGTTTTAAGTTCATAGCTTTGTAAACAAAATAAAATGTTGCTTGAGCGGTCGAAGTTCCGCTAAAACTTATACTACCGTCTGCATTAACCGTAAAAGTAATTCCTTTTAATGTTTTTGTTGTATCAAAGTAGGGGTACGGTATTAAATTTTTACTACCCAATTTAGCATTTAATGTTTTAGGTGTATTATCAGGATATTCCAACTGAACAATACTTTTAGGCTCATTAAGGGCATTAGTGAAATTTTCTAATGTCATTTCCTCACCTTTAAGATTTTCTATTTGTGCGGCTTTATCAACAAGGTCTTTATATTTTTCAGTAGCCGTTGCTGTGATACCTTTTGCGGTAATTATTTCAGCTAATCTTTTCTGTTGATTTTTGGCGTCTTGTAAATAACCTGCTGTTGACATTATGCAATTACCTCCTCATCTGTCGGTTCTTCGTCACTTTGTGTTGATATATCATTGAACATCGTAGCAAGTATAGAGTTTATATTACCTATTTCGGTGCTGATTTTATTATCAACCTCTGTCTTGGTATATGTTTGAGACTTAGTATAATAATTATTTAAGTCTGTTTTTGTAGCATAATTACTTAAATCAACCATACCTGCTAATACATCATACTTATATTCAGTACCTGTTGTATTGACTATAACTACATTTGTCCCTGCTGGATAGGTCTTGCCAACGCCCTCGACAAAGTTTGAATTTGTGGTAAACTCACTCTCAATATTGTAGACAAAGCCCTCGGTTTCTTTACTCGGTGTAGGCAAGTCAGCTATTGTCGGTATAGAACCTTTAGCCTTGTAAACTGATGATACTTGTGTAGCTATTGCGTTTTCAACAAAGCCCTGATTTATAGCATAATCTTTTTGTGATGAAGATGTCGGGTTTTTGATATTGGTGAAAAATATGCCGTCATTTTGAATTATTATTTTCCCAACAGTATTACCGTTAACATCTTTAAGGTCAAGTTCTCTATCGCTTGCACCGTCAACAATGTCAGCAAAATAATCTTGCTTCTCAAGTAAGGAATTTTCAACATCTTTACTGTTCGCTTTTTCTGACAACGCTTTTGTAACGATTTTATTCTGTACTGCGTTTTCAGAAGTTGTGGACAATCCATCGTCAATAGTTATTTCGGGTACATTGGCAGATATAACATTATTGCCGTCAATGGTAATGTTATCGCCCGCTGTAAGTTTGTCTTGCTTTGATTGTTTCAACTGTTCAATTTCGCTTGGCGTATAAGGTTTTGGCTCTGTTCTGATTGCATCAGTGCCATACTTAACCTTTATATCCTCGCTCCAAAGTGTTGGCAGGACGGTATCAGTTTTAGTGCCGAATATACCAATTCGGAATGAGCCACTTTCAGCCATAACCTCATACGGTATAGTAACAGTATTAGATAGTTTATCTAATATAATATTTATGGGCTGACCGTGACAGCGTTTGAAAACGGCAGTAACGGCATAGTCTGTCCAAAAATCGTCAAGACCAATTTGACAAGTTTTGCCTACCGTCCCTCTTACAAATTCCTCGGCAGTAACAATGTCTATATTTTTTTCGTGTACTTGTAATGTCAACATTTATATCACCTACTTTAAGCCGTTCTGCGCCACACATATGCACCGTAATACGGCGGCATATTGTTGTGGGTTTGACCGTCACCGAATTTATAGCCGTATCCATATTGGTTGTTGCCAGCCTTACCTGCTGTGCCTACTATTGGTTTTGTTACCGACCCAAAATTTGTGCCGTATGCGTGACCGGTTACGCCCTTTGTGCCGTGTTCATCAACAACCGCGGTTGCAATCCTACCGTCAATAACTGGTAATTCAGCCTCTGTCAATGTGTGCGTTTTTTCGCCGCCTGTAATACCAGCCGTTTCGCCGTCGTCAATGCCCCATATAAACGCACCTTTTATTCGTTCCCATGTGCCGCCGAATAAGTCCGCTGGTGACGTTGTTGCTGTGCTTGAATATATGCTACCGATAGGATGAGCCATTAGCAACAATTGCGTTATGGATATAGAGCCTAACTGTATGCCACTTTTTAAAGTTTGAATTGCTTCGGCATTTGCGGCAATGGCTAATTCGTTTGCATTGCCCTGACCGCTGCAATCCTCTATTCCTTTTTCCATTCGGTTAAGCTGTGCGGCAGTTATTGGTGTTGCCGTACTTGGCGCGTCCTGCCAGTTTGTTTTAGTATAACTTGTTGCCATTATATACACTCCTTAATTAGATGTTATTTCACTGCTGACCGTTGCTCTTAGGGCATTTATGCCCGAAACGGAGCAGTTTAAAATCGGAATAATTATTGTTCTGCCGTCCGTGGTTGTTACCTGAATATTATCGCCCGGTTCAAGAAATGGCGCATAGGTATAATCTAAATTAGCTACAACATATTTAGAATTTAATAAATATGCACAAAGATTATTCCTAACATATTTTCTATATTCTATCCGCGTTGAAGACCAGTAAATATCCGAAAATGCATTATCGCACATTGTTGAGTCAAAATTATATGCGGGAACTGCGTCATATGCGCCCATTGGGTTTGCCCACAATGTATCAACTTTTGCAAAATTGCCTGACGGTGTAGTATACCATATGTTAACTTTATAACAGGCATAAGCGGTATTCTCTAAATCATCATAGTTTATATTTATAAAATATGGTAATTCATAAATAGGGTTTACTGGCGTCACTTTAAGCAATGGATATAAAGTATTTGACGGATATAATGTTGAAGACGGGTAAACCATATCTATAACATTGTCTATTCTTACAAATTCTATTTCATCAGTCAAATACGGTTGTGGCGTGTTTATAAAGGTCTGTTCGTCCGTAAATTTGTGTTTGGCAATTTTTATATGTGCGCCTATAATGTTCCCTACATATTTTAAAAAATCAGAAATTAAAATTTCGGTTACGGCGTTGGGGTCGGAAGTGTCGGGTTGACCGTTCTTTTTAAATTTGGCAAGTCCTAAAACGGGGAATTTAGCTTTTGCTTTTTCAATATCACAAAAGAATACGCCCGATGTTACCACCATTTGTAAAAAATCGGACAAAACTATTTCTTCGCCTGTAGTATATTGATTATAAATATAGGCATAATTGGCATTAAGCCTTTGCGATAATATGCTTGATATTGTGGCTGATATTGTACGCCTATTGTCGGTAAATTTTTCTTTTTCAACAAAGCCTTGCATATATACAACATATTCAGTGCCAATTTTCTGATAAACAACGCAATATTTACCTAAATAGCGTTCGCCCTCATAAGCCCATTGTATTGTCATTTGAGGTAACACAAAAGTGCCAAACTCAAAAGTGTTACTGTCTACAATTCCCTCGTTAAATTGCATACTTTCACTTATTATCTGTTCGCCTGTTATTCGCTTCACAATCTTATAATAAGTATCGCCCTCAATATCGGGGTTGTCTACTAAATCATAAATCGCAACCGTTAAAGGCTTTTCCACGCTATCCTGAAAGCATAATGCCTTATTTTCGGCAGATAAATCTACCATAAAAACGCCCCCTTAATATTCGATAAATGCAAGCCGTACCTTATCCATAAGCACCTCACCATTGCGAATAAGCAAGGGTGTAAATGTTATATCGGGCATATAAAACCCCCCTTGTTCATATGTGTGTGTATCAAAGCAATAATGAATAATTTTCAGCTTTCGTTCCTTTGCGTTTATAATACCACTATTCAAGATATTTTGCAAGGACAATAGTTCCCTTTCAAATAAGGGTGGTGTATTCCATTCCAGTTTTGACCTTGTGTGGTTTAAAGTGTTGCGGTGTAGTTTGCCCAAATTGTCTTGATAACTGTCAAGGTCTTGCCGTTGGTTCGGAGTGGAAACATAGCTTGTTAAAGATATATACTTATTCGGTATAGGTACAGCCGTGTTATCACTCGCCCTTATTACTTTTACAAAATATGTGTCAAACATATGTTCCCACTCCTAAATTAAAATGCACTTGCGCCAGTGCGCCGTTTAAAATTATTGTTTTGGTTTCTAACAGCCGTGAATACCTCTCTGCCGTCAATCTGTACCGTGATAGGCTGACTGCCACCGCTTGTTTTGCCCATAGCGTCCACAACGGCATTATATACGCCAAGGGAGACAGCTTGAACAATTTGGTCGTTATTAGCTACCGCAGTTCTGCCACCAATAGAGCCTACCATTTCAGGTTTGCCGTTTTCCCTTGTCATAAATAACTGTGCCGAATCAACAAAACCGCCGCTTGCGTAGCCTTTAATTTTGCTCGAATTTTTCTTAACAAAATCATCTTTCAACACTTTGCCAGATGTTGAGCCAAAAATTCGTTTTACAGCTCCTGTTATAATACCTTTTGCGGCATTATATAATAATTCAACAACCTTTTTAATAGGGAATAAGACATTTACAAGGTTTTTTAAAAAAGTGCCAATGGAATGTGTCTCAAAATAATTGATGACTGATTCGCCAATGCCCTTTATCAATTTAACGACTGCATTAATAACCGCGCCACCTATTTTTTCCCAACTTTTGGGTTTAATCATAAAATTAGCTATTTTATCAAATAAATTTAAACAACTATCTATAGCTTTCTTGCCGACTTTTTCCCAGTCTATTCCGTCAATAAATTCAGCAATGCCATTGAGAATTTTCGTATAAGTTTCGGCGTCTGTAATCCAGTTTACAAATTCATCTGTAAAATCAAGAGCGCCTATCAAAAGTCCGCTAAAAGTCGAGCCCAAAGATTTCCAGTCCAAAGTACCAATTAAATCATTTATGCCACCAAAAAGGGTTTTGCCTAAATTGCCAAAATCAAAGTCATTTACCAATCCGTCAGCAAAGTTAATAGCCATATTAAGTTTATCGGCTATATTTTGCCCCCATTTATTTTGGTCGAGACTGCTAACAACACCATTGATTTTCTGTGCTAACAAAGAGCCGACAGATTTCCAATCGCCATTTTCAATACTGCGTATAAGAGCGCCAGCAAAACCGCCTTTAACATTCACATTGGCGATTTCAAACATTTTAGAATAATCGTCACCAGCGGTAGCTGAACTTCCCATATTGCTTGTAATATTATTGATTTCATCAAAACTCGCCAGCGCATTACGGTTAGCTTTTGCGGTTTCGTTTGTGGCTTTGGCATATTCTTTTTGATATTTGATAGCCTTTTTAAAAGTTTTCTGCCCTGTAAGTGCGGCAAATATTTCAGCTAAACGGTTAGCCATATCAGCCAATCTATCAACAGCTTGCTCAATGGCTGGTGTAAAATAATTGATTATCGGTGCTGTTGCCGCTCCTATGGCATTTTTAAGATATAGAAAACTTGTAGATAGTCTATCCAAACTATTGGCAAATCTGCCGTCAATGGCTTTGCTATACTGATATAAATTAGCCGTTCCCTCTTGTATACTCTTTGTAATGGTTTGGAATACAGAAGATAATACACGGTATATCAAGAAAAATTGAATACTATCCGAAATTCTCCGTAATAGCTTATGAACGCCTGTAAGAGATTTATGCGCCTTATTGGAACGCTTAGAAATATCACTTAATGATTTTTTACCGTTTTTGCCGACTTTATCAAAATTCGCAGAAAGTTTGGCAGTAGATTTTACCAGTGGAGCTACTGCTGTCTCGGATTTTTGTGCGCTAGTTGCGAAATCCATAAGATTAACGGTATTGCTTTTTGCTTTTGTGCGTTCTAACTCGCGGTTCAACTGCTCAATTTGTTTTAAAAGCTTTTGAACGGTTGGATTTTCGTAGCCCTCACCCGCACCTGCTAATTCTCGCAACTCTGCGTTTGCTTTTTCTAATTCCTTTGATAAATAATCAATTTTAGCCGCCCCCGAAGTTAAATAATCAATATTTACCGCAGCCTTTTTGGTTTCTTCTTGCGCCCGCTCAAAATCAGCCACAATTTTCCGCAAGTTGGCAGAAGCAGGAGCAAATTTTTGTTCTACGGTTTCAACCCAAGACAAATCGGGCAACGGCGCAGCAGTAAGTGCCTTAATTTTCTCTTGCGTTTTTGCAAAGGTAGCCGCCAAAGAATTAAATGTAGTTGTGCCTTCTTTGCCTTGTTTTGCAAGTTCAACCATTTTAGCCCTTGCGCTTTCGAGTTTGAGCTCGTATCTACCTAATTCAGTAGCCGACTTTTCAATGGTTCGCTCTACTATTGAATTAGCTTCGGCTTGCGAATGAGTGGACTTAGCCAATTCTTTATTTATTCTATCGACAGATTGTAATTGCTTTAGAGCATTTTTAGCCACATCAATGTTTTCAAGAGATTTGCCCTCGGATTTTAGTTTTTCACCCACATTGACAACCTCTTGAAAAAGCCTCTCTAAAACTTCTATTTTTGAAAAGTTCCAACCTTTTTCAACAGTCTCTTGGAATTTTTCAAGCTTTTTATCGACTTCATCAATCTTTTCACTTGAATTTTTTGTATCGACTTCTATGTCAATTCCAATTCTATCAACATCATATTCATTTGCCATATAATCACCACCTTAATGGTTATTATTTAATATATATTATCTTTTGCCTAAATTCTTAAAGAATATATAGGCTTTCAACCTCTCGGCTTTCAACTGTTCCTCGGTCATACATTCCTCGGATTGTGCCTTAAAATCGTCTGTAAACGGTTTTTCAGGATAGTCAGGTATTTTATTGGCTGTATTCTTATCTGCCAGTGTAGCCACCAAAATGGACGAATTAAGGGCGTTCTTGAACCACGCGCCTAATTCCCACCGTTCTTGTGCCTTTATTTTCTGCCTTTGTTCGTAAGCCTCAAAGTCAATTTGAATTGTTTTAGGTGTAAGCCCCCAAAAGTCGGAACGCAAACCGCCTATTACCAAATATGGGAGTAACCATTCGTGATTAACCCACTCTTTGATACTCCCATACTCCTCAATAGTTTTTTGCTTTTTTGCGGTTGAGCTTATTCCTCGCTCGTTGTAGTTTCCTTTTTTTCCACCGACTGTTGGGTTGCGCGAAAAAAATCACTTTCGACTAAAGCTTCCATAAGCGGCACACAATCGTCAAACGAGCCACCGTTTCTAAGATGTGCCATAATCTCCGCTCCTGCCTGTTCAACAGTAATGTCGCCAAACCACGCTAAAAGCGCTCTAAAAGCTGACATACTGGACTTTTTGAGAGCGGGAACGCTCAATCCTAATTCTTCAAGCTCACATATTGCGTTGAAGTCAATCACTTTGTCGAGATTGTAGTCCTTGCTATTTATTGTTATTTTTTTCATAATTAACTCCTCGGTTATAAAAAATGTTCAATCTTTAACTGATTATTTTATTATTTGTTGAATAATGACCGTGTTTTATAGGTCGGGTCAGTCGCAAATACGGGTTCTCCCGTAGGCGTAACATAGAGTGTTGTTTCATAAAGTGCATTAGCACTCGCCTCAGGTATTCCCATATGTGCAGGCTGAATAGTCACATAAGCCGATTTATCAAATCCCGGTATATCGAAACAAAGCCAAGTTTTTTTATTTGCGGCAATTCCGGTTTCATACGCCGTAACCATAGCTTCCCAAATGTTGTAAAGTTCCTGTGTCAAGTTTGCGGATATTTCAAGCGCACCGCCAAGGTCTTTCAGCAACTGAACATAGGAAGTATATTCTGTGTTGTCAAAAGTAGTAGCGTCTGCCGTGTTAGGTGACGGGTTGAATGACGGGATAGATTTTAAATCAGGTATATGCGTATAATCAGCAGTGGGTCTTGTTCCCGCCGTTGCTTCTACTGCATAAGACACTTTAATGCCTATTGTAGATAATGCAATTCCCATAGTTATAACTCCTTTATAGATTATTTATTAACAGTAAGATTAAATCTTAATATACTGTAATAGGTTGTAGTGCCGTTTTCATAGGGCGTACTATTCGTCCATTGCGCACGGCGTGTATTTAAAATATTTGGTATGTTTTCTTTAACAGTGTTCTTAGCGAACCAACTGCAAAGCTTCTCACTTAACAGACTACAAGATTTTTGCGCACTGTATTTCTTGCCGCCTATATTCATTTGATTAGCCATAACAATTATTTGCAAATAGACATCTGCGACTTGTTCGCCCTCAAATGTAGTGGCTCGGTCAAGTTCCGCGTTATCCATAATGGCAAGTAATATTTCGGGTGGGTTAGGTTTAGAACCGTAAGGATATTGCTCTTTAATGCCGATTGACATACTCAATTCTTTATCTTCGGCTATTCTGCCATTGATATAGCTCTTTAGTTCGTCTATAAGCATTTATCACACATCCTTTTCGTCTAAATACTGCTTAATGGCTTTTGTAGCTCCACCTTTTCTAATATGCTCGGCGGTGCGCCACATTTGTGCTTGTGCTTCCCAACCCTCGGAAAAGTTGTTGCCCCAAAACCACCCTTTAGCATTATTGACGGTAGCTTTTGTGTCGGGGTTATCGTAATAATATTCCCACCCGTTTGTGGTGTGGGTTTTGCCTGCACTCTCAAATGTTATCGGCTCTGTAGGCAAATTCCCCTCATAAGAACCTTTACCGACCAAACCTGTACCATACTCAAGAAATGCAACTTGTTTGCCCTCGGCGGTTATCTTTGCTTTCCCATTGCCAGTGTTTTCAGCACTAACCATTATGCTATCACCGCTGTAAAGCGATTGAGCATAATCACTCCCATATTTGGAAATAGCTAAGGCAAGTTCATCACTTGTTGTTTGTTTAAGCTTTTGCAATCGGTTTCTAAAATTTGTTATGCCAGTTACAGTAACCTTGCTCACGGTTCTATCCTCTCCAATGTGATTGTATAGGATATTAAGTGATTAAGAACAGCAGTAACCATAGCGTTTGCGCCGTCTCCGTTGATATAATTCTTATCAGCAGTATTCGGCTCTTTGCCCTCAATGTAAAGCAAATCGCCCTCATTGAATACATTATCAAAATAAGGCTTTTTGGCTTTCATATTCCAAACTCGGCTCAACTTTTCACCATACTGCAATGTGGCAAGATAACCGCTTGCAGAATTGATTGACAAATAGTTAAAGGCAAGTTTGTATTCTTTCGGGGTTTCATAAACTACTATGCCCTCGTCATTCTCGCCTATTTTCTTGCAAAGCCATATTGACTGCCCAATTTTCATTGCTCAACCACCGACTTTGTAACAGCTTTTGCTTTAGGTGTAATAGTAGATAACAGCGTTCTTGAAATATGCGCACTGTCGAAAGTAAAACTCATACCATTTTCGGAATATGCCGTAACAGAAGACAGCCCGTCACGCTCTAATGTCTCTTGCATTATATTACGCACAATGCTGACATCTCGTGCGTATTCTTCGGGTATCTCCATTATTGTACGGTCAAAAGGAAAGGACAGCGACAGATATAAATTCAATGAGCAGCGGTATAAATCGTCAACTTGTTCTTCCGTCAAATAGCTATACTTTTTATGGAAGTCCTCTTTCATTACACTTACTAAATCATTTACTTTCATAAGTCGCTATCCTTTCAAAAAATCATAAATATTATCCCTTTTTAGGCTTTATCTTAATTCCTTTAAGAACCGCCGCCTTAAGAGTGTTCTTGAGGACAGTACCAGCAACAAGCTCAACCTCGCCTTTCTTAACTGCTCCGGGAGCGGTCATATCAGGCATATAGGTATTGATTACATTGTTGCCAATGGGGGAAATGCCGTGGAAAGCATCAAGACCGAGAGCAACAGCATATATAGCGGTTGTACCCTCTGTGGCGGCTGTAGGTGTTGAGGTCGGTATAACATCAACAGTCTTTGTGCCATTGTAATAACCGCCAACATCCATAAGCGGAATATCGTTGTAAGCTTCAACGGGTCTGCCAAACGCGTCTTCACTGCGGGTATAATAACCAGCTCTACGAGCGGCACTCCTCAATTTAGACAGCATTTCTCTGTTCATAAGCAACATAGAGGGCTTGCCGTCAACTGCCGAAATAACGGTATCAAGTTCATCAAGGAACGCCGAATAATTGTTATCCATATTTGCCGAGGTGGTAAGGTCTACCGCGCTTGTAAACTCATTTTCAGTGCCCTCAAGCGCTTTAGCAAGTCCGCTGGTAGTGTCGTTAATAGCCTTGTTATGGAAGAAGTTGGCGGTTGCTTTAATCTTCTGTTCAGCCTGAAAAGCAAGCTCATCAACTGCGCCGCTTGTGTTTTGAAGAACACGGTCAACCTCGAACGAACCGCCCATAATTTCAGCCTTGGCAGTCTTTTCCTCGCGCTTGGCTTCGCCGGGGGTGTACTCCGAGTTGATAGCACGGACAGCTGCCGTGGAGGGGGTTTTAAGCTGAATATATCCATAAGTCAGCGTTGAACCGCCGGTACCGGGGGAAATTGCGTTGTCAAATGTCAGCGCGTCAAGCAACAGTGACGAACGCCTAAACATATCGATTATCTGCTGGTCTACTTTATCAGCCATACCAACTTTGGCTTCTGCGAGTGTAATGCTCATAATTGTTTGCTCCTTTATTTATCGTATTTTTCGTGTAGAGCTTCTACCAATGAAGCAGGCTCTACATCAAGTTTGCCATTGCCTGCGGCGGGAGGATTGACATTATTTTTAATATCCTGTGCCGCTGATTTTTTAGAGGCACTTTCCACTCTGTCGGACATAACCTTTGCAAAAGCGGACGGTGACTGTTCATTTTCCATAAGGTATTTGATTTCCTCACTGGAAAAGCCGTTGTCAACAAGCTGTTCTTTAGCTTTGAGAGAAGCAAGCTCTTTTTCCATTGCTTGCACTCTTGCTATTTCAGCCGCAGAGGTTTCAGCCTGTTTTTCTTCCTCTGTCTGCTTTGAAGTCTTATACTCGTCATATTCTTTTTTGATAGACTTAAGCGCGTTTTCGGCTTCCGTCAGTCGACCCTTAGCAACATAATCGCCCTTTGATAGGTCGGCTAACTTCATTTTGGATATGATTTCGCCAATTTCCTCGGCAGTCATACCCTCTTTGTAGGCTTCGCCTAACAGTTCTTGTAGTGTCATAGTTCCTCTTTCCTGTATCAGCCTTAATTTATAAATCCGCAGTCGGCTCTGCGCTTGATACATTCCTACCATAAACGCTGATAGGGGAGCGAATTTATAAAAATGCCTTATTCGGCAATTTTATCATTGTTCGGGTCAATTTGCTCATTCTGAACATCTTGACTTTCGGAATTGTCCGCATTAGCCACCGCATTTAAAACGTTGTTTTCAGCGGTTTTGCGTTCTTCCTCTTTTTTCTTGTTCACATTATCAATCCACTTTTGAGCGTCAGCACACGGGTCAAGTGACAAGTTTATATATTTAAGAATAAGTTCCTCGGGCATACCAATGTTATAAAGATTAACGGCGCTTTGTGTCTTACTCAAAATATCGTCATTCGGATTGATATTGTAGTGTATCTCAATCTGACTTGCGGTCAATTCATTAACTTTTGTTTGCGGTACAGTGTGGCAAACCGCTATAAGCTGTTTAAGTAACTGATAATCGGTCTTTTCGCAGCCTATTATATCGCCTTTAATAATGGTGTAGGCATTTTCCCAACCGCCGCCTAAAAGCCTTGCTTTGCCAGTATCGCCGCCGCTTGAAGTAACGCCACTTGCAAGCGGAACGCCCGCTATGTCATAAGCCTTTGATACTCTTTGCTCATAGAATGTATTTATATCCTGCTGGCTGAATTGAATATCAACCGTGCTGAAATCCGCAGGAGTTTCAGGATTGTTTGTTGAAATAAGAACCGCACCGCCGGCTATCATTTGGTCTACCGTGTTTTGGTCTGCTTCGACATTCTTAAATACATACAATTTGTTGGCGTTATCATAAACACAGTCGGCACAGTTTGAAACAACCATATTGATAGCATTAAACAAGCTTAAATTGAGTTCTATTATGCCTATACGCTCTTTGTTGAATATATGCTCTATAATCGGCAAATAGCGGTAGCTCTCGGGCTGTGAGTGTATCTCGGGCACATTTGAACTCACAGTAATGCAATTCGGAAATGCCACATTGTTATATACAAAAACATTATCTCTTGTGTAGACGGTGATTATATATCGTCTTCCGACATTGTTAAATAACGTATTGTCGGTAATATCAGCTATATTTACACAGAAAAGTTCTATTTCACCGACATATGACGAATATACAACAAAGTTTTCAAGCGGGCTGACACAATTCATAGCAAACGGAGCTTCGGTATCTTTGTCATAGTCTATCGAATATGTACCGTCCATATTTATTATGTCAGTCCTCGGCTGAACAAATGATGTGCCTACGCCATATTTAAACGCGTCCTTTTTAATTTCCATAAATTCAGTATGAAAACCGCTATCGGACAAAAAGCGGTCAAATATGTGCAAATCGTCATTGCAATTGTCACTTTTATGCGAAAACTGCATTTTATCGCCCAACATAAAGTTTACTTTAAAGTCAACCTGTCGTTTTGCGTGATTTTCAACGATTTTACTGTTGTTGTTAGACACATACGGTCTTGTTTTTGCTAAAATATCCTGCTTGCCCTCGTAAACATCAGAAAAATATTGCATTTTCTTAATATTTTCTTTATGCGCAGCAAGGCATTGATTGAGATAGTTTTTAAATACTGCAATAGTCTGTTCGGGTGTGCGTATTTCGTCAGGCTTTATCGGAATTTTTATCTTTTTAATACCCTGATATGAAAAGTTCAAATTATTCACTCCAAAAACAAAAAATGCAAAGCCACAGCTTTTGTGACCTTGCACTTGATACTTTCAACCCGTCTTAGGGTTTATTTGTCATTTTCTGCACCGAATAACTTATTTTTCTCTTGCAGTTCGGGCAAGTAATGTTTTGATTGCTATTTTGTATGTTAAAATCTACATCAAATCCATATTTTACATAAACTTTTATAGATTTTGTATGGCACATAGGACATTCTTTTACTACCAAAACACTGCCCCCTTTTAATTCTATTATATGCAACATTGAAAATTTGTCAAGTATTTTTTTAATTTGCTCGTCTACGATTAAGAATTGTGATAGAATTTTGCCGTTTTTTGAAAGATAAATATTTTTGAGCGTACATTGCTATCACATCTATGCTATCATCATAGGCATTGTGCGCCGTATATGAAAACGAGGTGAGGTACTTCATAAACTTGCCAAACTCAGAACCTTGCGCATACATTCCAAATTCGGGGAACACAATAGAAGACTTTATGACAGCTTCATTATCATATATTTTATCTTCTTTATGCTTATAGCTATATACTCCTGTAATATTGCAATAGTCTATGCCTCTTTCGTAAAGCATACCGCGCAATAGTGTGGCGAGGCTTGTATCAGTGTTGCGCTCTATGTGCAATCGCGTAATGTGGTGCTGCTCTATTTTACGAATTATAGTAGGATATATCTTTTCCATAGGCTTCATTTCAAATATACAGTCTTTGAGATAATGTTTATCGCCTATAGGCAGACAAATAGCCATTGCTATATAGTTTGCACCAGTACGCGCAGGGTCAAGCATAGCCCAACAGCTTTCCTCCTCTTTTTCTTCCTCAATATGTGGTATAGCCTTATATGTTAATAGATTATCATAGCTAAAAGCACAACCCTCAATAGGCATAGGCTCTTGCATATCCATAGCCATAAAAGTATTATAGTCAGCAAGTCTATCTGCACGAGCTTTCTCGGTTGTGTACTTATGCGGATATGTGCTTTCGTCAGTGTCCCAGTCAAGTTTAGGCACAGAAACAAAAACAGATTTATATTTCGCATTGAATTTTGTGTATTTGTTGATTTTACTCTGTTTAGCCGTATCACCGCCATATTTGCGCTTTATCGTAGACAAAAAGTCATAAATATGGTAGGTAGTGCCACTGAAAACCTCAAAACTGTTATTATCGTCATATTTTCGCTTTTCCCATTGGGCTTGATACTGCTCTATATCTTTTTCGTGCATATTGATATTGCCCTTATCTTTTGACCGTGTAATATCATCGTAAAAGCGGTATTTATATCGTCCACCGTCCACAGGGGTATCTTTATTTGCTAATAGGAACGATGTACCTTTAATACTGCCGTGAATAAGCAAGCGTGCCACCTGATTATTGCCACCCTCACGCCGAACATCAAATATTTTGTCCTTGTCACCCTCAAATTGAGCATAATAAGGAAATACTTTGGCATAATTGGGCTTGCACATATATTTTACCAATTTTGCGGACATATCGGTTATCAATGAGGGGTTTCCAACTATTTTTAATACATCTGCGTTTATATCTATGCCAAATATATAAGCTATCAAAACGGTATCGGCATAGCTATTATGTGATACGATGCCATTTGCAATAAAATTGTGCGTTTCTTCGACTTCAATATCAACCATATCAGTTAAATCTTCGTCAAATTCTATGCTTTTTATCTTTTGCCATACAAAGTTATTTGAAAGAACCTCTTTAAGCAATCCCGTTTTTTCTAAAAATTCGTTAACTTCATCACCATAATTAAACGGCGGACAAATTTCAAAAAGGCAATCACTTAAAGCTATATCTTTACACATTTTATAACCTTTATCGGTATACAATCTATGTTCGGGGCTACAAACTATCGCTTTGCCGTCATTAAGTTCAATTCTAACTTGTTTTTTCTCTGTATTCCATTTGTTTGTTATTTGTCTTACGACAGCCTTATTTTCTTTCATAGAATACACAAAATCGCCAATATTAACATCTTTGATAGGTTTATACCCCTGAATGGTTAAAATAGGCGTATCAGCTTTTAGGCATTTCCCATACCCGACTGGGCATTGTTTTTCAAGGTATTTCACAGTGCCGTCAAGCACCATTTTATCAGCATAATACCAAAATCCCTTAAAACAATTAAGGTTATATTTCCATACCTTGTCATTTTCAGGCATACCCCACTCCATATAAAGCGCAAAGTGTTCTATGTTGCGGAAAGCCGACAAAGCGTAAAAATTCTCATACAATTTGCCGTATTCGGTATAATTCTCTTGCAATTTCAGCAGCCGAGCCTTGTTTTCCTCGGTAAATTTCTCTTTTTTGAGTTTATCAGCCAAAACAGCCATTTTTTTTAGTTTATCTCGCAATGTAGGCAAAACAAATTTGCAGACATACTCAATATGCTTGCGGATTTCATCCTCACCCTCGTTGTCACGCAACTGTGCCAAATAACCGTGTATCTGCGAGTGCATAGTGCGATATAAATTATCGCTGACAGCTAAAACATACTCGTCACTGTCTAAATACTTTGCATTTTTGCGCATTTCGCTAAACGCAACACAGCCTTCACGAACAATCTCACCGATATTATCCATTCATAGCACCTCCGCCATTTTTTATAATTATAGCAAATAAGCCAAACAATTTCAAGTGCATAAAAAGCGACCGCCCAGCAGAGAGGTGTACAACTGCCAAGCGGTCAAAGAAAGGAGATAATGAAAACGTCTAAACAAAACTTAAATATCAGAGTTTTCAAATACAATATACCACATATTTTCTCATTTGTCAATAGCAAAAAAGCAATAACCATTACAGTTATTGCCTTTCCGCTATATCCAAAATTATTACTGTATAGCCATTATATCATATCCATTACTCTTTGTCAAGCTCTAATAAAAACGCAACATTGCAAGCAATATGATACAAGTGCGGCAGCCCGCTATCTTCATCAACCCCGTGCGGCTCTTTCAGCCATTTGCATATGTGGCGCATTAAAGCCGCCCTATATCGTTTAGGGTCAACATTCTTATAACTGCCCTCGCCATATTTTTCAGCACCGTGTGTCATAACAATGCCCACAGCCTCTATTATCTCCGCAGGCACTAAATCTAACCTCGGCTTGCCACCGTCGTGCTTTAACCCGTCTGTAACAACATCCATTGTAAACCCACCTCTCTCAATATCAGCCATAAGCCATACCGCCATTATAGCACCCCGTCCCGGCGCTTGTCAACCCTTGCATAAATTCTGCATTTTTATTCATTTTCTATGCACAAGCCGGCAAAAAACAACTTTGTAAATTTTTAAAATTAGGAGGGGTAACCCGACCACCGGCTGACCTTTTCGGGGTAGGGTTCGGGGTGGGTTTTGTTCCCGGAACGCCTATAAATAAAGCTTTTTTCGTTACAAATACGAACGATAAAGAAACAACCCTATATTTTACGACATTTCAAGTCCGCTTTATCACTTTATCACTTTATCGCGGTAAAGTTGATGGGATTACTGCTTTTTATTTTCAATACTTTCTTATATATATAATATGTTTGTGCTTATTTTTATTTTCAATACTTTTTATTTATTTTAAATACTTTCTTTTTGGTTTATACTTTTTTATATTATACCCATATAAATATTTATATACTTTGATATTGTGCAGACTTATATATATAATATGTTTGTGCTTATGCGTAAAAGCTTATACAAACAATAACAATATAATAACACGGTGCGAGGCTTAGGGCTATTATAGAACATTTTAGGGGGTTTATATAATACTGTGGTATACTCTGCATATTATGAATAAATAGGCATATCAAAATATTTATTTAAAAATTAAAAATTTTACTTGACAAATATATAATATAGTGATATAATAAAGACAACGAAAGGAAAGGAGAAAAAACAAGATGAAAACGGAAGATATTAAAAATCTGTTGCATTTGGTTATTGAACTTCTGAAACGTTGTAAAACGGTTGAGGAAGCTATAAAAGCAATTTGCAACGCTTACGACATCCACGAATAACAAACGCCGAGCCGGGCGGCATAACCCGGCAGCCTTTCGGGCTGTTAATTAAAATAAATAAAAGAGGTTTTCAAAATGGAAAGATACACACAAAAACACTTAAAAAATCTTGTGAACACTGGCGCGGCTGTTGATATTACCCGCGGCGACAACGAAACGCGCAGCCAAATAATCAACGAAGAAGAATATTATATCCAAATAGGATATAGCGCGGGCGTTTATGGTTGTAATGGTATGTTGTTAAAAGGTCATAAAACGGGCAAATTATACGCAGTTACAAGCCGCGCCAGCGCGATATATATATTTTAATTAGCAGAGTGGCGGCGGCTTTGGCTGCCGTTAATGCGGCAGGGCATACGGTCACAAGCCCCGAAAGCCCGAAAGCATAATTTTATATTGAGGTGTAAAAAATGAAAACAAACAACAAAAAAGCACGCGAGAACATACGCAAATACATTATTGCAAACTTTACCCCGGAGGGCTACACGGACAACCCCCCGCAGGAGTTCCCCGAAATAGCCCGATTTATTTTATCCACTTTCAGAAAAGAAAAATATAACACCCCGGAAGACTTCCGATATTATCGAAAAAATGAGCTTGCAGCTTTTGCGGATTGGTGCGCGGGGCTTTGCGGTGTTCTTGATACTTGTTATTTTTATAACCGTTCCGCCGTTGGTGACCTCGGCGCAATTCTTAAAGAAACAGAAGAAGAAAAAGCGCGCTATACAGAAGAACAAGCCGAAAATACATTAACTTTTTTAATTTATCGCGAGTTAATAAAAGGGGCTACAGAATAATGTATAACGGTGAACAATTGGCGCAGGCGCTGACCGTTTTCGGTCTGCCCTGCGTTTTTAAAGAAATGAAACAAACCCCACGAAATACAATATATTATTTTGATTTTACGGACTGGAACAAAGTCACAGCGGGCAGGCGCAAAACAGCACTTGACCGTCTTTCACTATATGCCGAACATCAATTTAATTATATTGACAGTAATATATCACATTTTGCAATATATCACGCTGAAGACAATTATAGTATTGTCCCGCTTTTCGAACTTGCCTTGCCTGCTGATGATACATATAAATTCATTGCGGGCATAAACGAGGACGGCGGACAAGTCAATATTTCATTAGACGAAATGACGCATGCATTAATTGCAGGTACTACCGGCAGCGGTAAAAGCGTATTTTTGAAAAGCTTTTTATATTCTTTATTGACTACCAATAGCCCGAATAAAGTAAAATGTGCTATTATAGATAAAAAACGCAGTTTGAATTATTGGAGCAGGGCGGCGCACTGTCTCAAAGTCGTTAATGATGATATTTCGGCAATAACTTTATTAAATACTTTTCAAAAAGAAATGTATAACCGATATGAAGAATTGCAGCGGCGAGGACTTGAAAAAAATATCGGGTTGTTTCCTAAGTGGGTATTGATAATTGATGAATTGGCGGATTTAATGCTGACCGAGCGCAAAACAGAAATTGAAAGTAAACTTGTTTCGCTTTGTCAGCTCGGGCGCGCTGCTGGTATTCATTGCATATTATGCACCCAGTCGCCCCGCGTTGCCGTTGTCAGTGGTTTAATTCAAGCGAACACCCCGACAAAGATTATATTTAAAACAGCCAACACGCGGGAAAGTGTGTTGTGTTTGGGTCATTCGGGAGCGGAAAAGCTGCTTGGGAATGGTGACTGCCTTATAAAATTACCCGATAAAGTAAAAGATATTAGAGTGCAAACACCGTTTGCAAGTGATGAAGACTTTAGAAACTGCATAGAATAGAGGTATAGAAATGATTTTTAGTGTTTTAGCTTATATTTTAGTAGTCGGTATTGGCTGTATATTCTTTGAGTGTACGAAAACAGGACAGAAGATAGCCGATAAAATCTACAAGAAAATAATAAAATAATGCTTTTGACCGTCCGCAGCTTGTGGGCGGTTCTTTTTATGCCTATTTAAAACTATGCTCTAAAATGCTCTGTATTGCGTTTTAATGTTTACACTAGTATTTATATTCCGAAATAATAAAAAAGCCGTACAACCCCAAAAGAAACGATATTTTTAATATTCTAAAGCAAAAAGAAACTGCCGAAAGTGTTTTTAAACTCTCGACAGTCTTTTTTTATTGTTCCGATATGGCTTGTAGTTCGGCTTGCAGTCGCTCAAATACTGCTTGCCGGCTGATATGGTGTCTTCTTGCTATTTCCGATATATCGCCCCTTATCGCTTTGCCCTCTCTACGCATAAGAGCGGCTTTTTTTATTTCCTCGCATAGTTCCGCTTTTGGCGGTCGTGTTTTAATATTACAATAAGCATTTAAAGTATATCTCACATTATATCGGGATATATTTAATTTATGGGCTATCATATCCACATTATGCAGTCCACTTTCCCACAAGGCTTTTATTTGCTCCTTGTTGGCTGTGCCGTCGTCGCTTACCACTCTGCCTCGCCTTATTGTTCCGCCGTTTGCCTTTATTGTATTGACAACATAATATCGCGATAGCCCTACAATATCAGCAGTTCTTGTCACTGTATAGCCCTTATAATGGCATATCATAATATCGTCTATTTGGCTTTGTTTTAGTTTCATTCAGTTATTGCTCCTGTTGGGTCTTCAAGCCAGTAAACGCCTATAACCGTATTGCGCCCATAACGGGTTTTAACCGCTTTATCACGGCGATTTATTATATAGCCCTTGTTGCGTAAATGGTATATAATTCCGCTTAGCCTTGTTGCGCCGTAAAGTTCTATTGCCTGCATTGAAGTTAATTCTCTGCCTGATAATAAATGCTCTAATATGGCTTTTGTTTGCGTGTTGTCGTGTACCATTATTCTGCCCCCTTTAATATTCTGCTTACCGTAGCTATGCTTATATTTAATATATTGGCTATGTCTCTGTAACTCTTGTGTTCAGCTTTCAAATTAACCACTTGTTGCCGAATTTCGTCTGATATTGTTTTCGGTCTGCCGAGTGTAACACCCTGTTGTTTTTTTCTTTGCAACGCGTTGGATGTATTATAGCCTATTTGTCTTTTCAAAAATTCGTCTTGTATAAAGAATTGAGATATAGTCATCCAAGTATACGGGTTCATTTTTTCCCCGCCCTCTAATGTTATGCCATTGCTCAAAAACTTTACAGTTGCTTTTTTCTGTTGTGTTATTAAATCAAGCATTTCAAAGCAATCAATATAATTTCTGCCAAAGCGTGATGTTTCGGTAAGGCAAACAATGTCTGTTGGTTCGAGGCATTCAAGCATTTTGTTAAACTGCTCACGCTGATTACCTTTAACGCCGCCGCTGATATGTTCCTCAAAAATCATATCAAACTCATATCCGCTATTTTCAAGCAAATACATCTGTCGCTCATAATCTTGTTTCGCTGATTTTTCGGTTGTAGATACTCTACAATAAGCTATTACTTTGCACATTCTTATTTCCCTTTCTTACGGTATAAATAAAAGCCTATAATATATTACTTTTCTAACCGCAATTATATTATAAGCCTTTATGTAACATTTGTCAAGCAAAATATTTAATCTTTAAATGATTATTTCCAATAAAAAATAGGCAAAGGCAAAATCAACCATTGCTTGTGATAGAAAAAATGCCGTAATATAAGCGGGCGCTTTAGTCTTAAAGCCCATTACAGATAATGCCAAACCCATAATGCCTATTGTTATGCCAAATATAGCTAATATTGTTTTAAGCATTTCATTCCCCTTTCTTGTCTAACAGAGCTTTCATATTTGCTAATTCTTTTAGTTCATATCGGAATTGCCCCTCGTTCAATGCGTCACTTGCCTTATCGAGTATACTTTCCGCGTCGCCTATTTGTACCAATTCGTGACCGTAGCCGCCCTTGCTCTTTAACCGTAGCTTGCTTGTTGACTCTTTCTGTTGACCTTGTTCGGCTGCTGAAAGAGTAAAGTTTATTAAATCGGCTTCAATATCACCGCATACTTGCTTGACATCATCAGCCGCATTGTTGCGCAAATGCTCAAACGCCGATACACTTATTCTTGCAAACGCCAAAAATTCAAGTTTATTCGGCGTATATGATATAGCCATATTTATATATGTCATAAGTGATAAATAGGCATTATAGATATTATAAATATCATCTGCCGACAGTTTAAGGGCAATATCATTTGTGACCGTGCGTTCCTGCCGGAGAATTTCGCCAAGTTTTACTCTCACACGGTATTCAAGAGTATCAGCTAAATACTTTTCGCCTTGCCTTGATTTATTCATAATATCCGAACGGCATATCTTGATAAATTCTTCAAGCTGCGACTTTATTGTTTCAACTTTAGCTTGATATTTTGTTAATACTTCATTATCCATATTATTCGCCTGCCAATTCTACATACTGCCCGTAGCTCAAACAAGTATTATGCTCTTTGCTGTATTTTGCCCGTTCTTTTTCAATGACTTTCAGCGATTTAAACTTATATTTTGTTTTTTTAGATACAGGGCATGAGTTTTTTGAACGAAACATTTCTTTTTGCCGTTCGTAATTTTCTTGTCTGCTTTTGTTTTTGCATTTTGGGCATTTATGGCTTGATTTTGTATAAAACTTGCCACCACATTCGCAGCACAACTTTGAATTTATGTTTTTTTCGATAAGTTTGTTTAAAACGAGTATGTCGCTCAAAATTAAAGCTTTATTCCACCCAGTGTCTTTCGCAATATCATCTACGCTCATATTGTGCGCAAAATATAATCTTACAAGCTTTCTTTGCCTGCCACCATTAGTATAATCTAACAGTTCGGATATACCACTGTCGTCTATTAAAATTCTATCCATTATTCCAAAATCTCCTCAACATTGATTCCGCTTTCTTTAAGCTTTTGTTCGCATAACCACCATGTACAATCTCCACCCATTTCGTACTTGTCTTCAAGGTCAATTTGAGCATTTTTAAGTTTGTCCGCAAACTTTTGGAGCCGTTCTTGCCCAAAGCCATAATCAAAGCGGAGAATATATAAAATCTGCACCGCCACTTGGTGATTAAAACGCCCTAATAATTTCAAAAATTCCTTTTCGCATTCAGCTTTTAGCGCTTTTCTCTGTGCGCTTGTAGGTTGTTCTTTATTTAGCCTTACTTTCATTATCAATATTCCCCCATTTCGTTTTGTGTGCCGCTTCTTCATAGCATTTTAACAATTCATATTCAATTATATCAATAAATGCCAACTCTATCATTTTAAAAGAAATGCGTTTGTCTATCACAAAACTTTTATTGTAACCCGCCTTAGACACTTCTATAATCAATTCGTCTGAAACATCTGGAATATCTACGGTTGGAATAACTGGTCTCATTGTCACTTGAAGACCCTCTTTTGCCATTTCAAATATTATCTTTGAAAATTCGTTCATTTTGTTTTGCCTTTCTTACGCTTATTATTAAAATTATAAAATTTTGTTGTGCTGTATTTTGTTTCTCTCGGAAGATGTTTAAGGCGTTCGTCAATCTCATTTGATTTTGCCACAACCTTTTGAAAGTGTTCAAGCATTTTAAAATCGAAATATTCAATTATCACTTTTATTTACCCATTTCTGTATTTTTCAAGCGTTTCTTTTAGGCTTTCATCTCCTATATCTCCGCTCTCATACCATTCTACATCGTGAAGTACCGAATTTAATTGTTCAAATAAAACTCCAATTCGCACTTTTGCTGACTTGCAATATTCTACAAGTCTATGAACATCTTTTGCAATATCCTCGTACCCCTTTTCTATTAAAATCTGCTCCATTTGTTCAAGTTCATCGGTTCGACACATTATTTCGGGAAATTCCGAAAAGCATAAATAATTAAAACTTCCACCGCTCATTTTTCTTCCCTCTCAATCAATTCTTTAATCGCCCTGCATATCACCGCCGAACAGGAAACATTGTAATGCTTTTCACAAAAGGCTTGCAACTGTTCCCATAGGTCAGCAGGGATATAAACACCGTGTTTATTTTTATCTTTATTCATTTTGCTCTCCTCTCAAAATAATCTTTTGCCTTTTCGGGGTTATAATTACATTCGTCATTGTCAAAGGAAATTGTTGCCCCGCATTTTTGACATTTGAAAAACCAAAACGGTGCACATATCATACCGTGAGTAATGTTTATTTCCCCACCACAAAACGGGCAAGGTGATGTTTTAATTCTTGCTTTTACTTTCATTCTATATAACTCCAATCTAACGCTTGACCGCAATTCGAACAATATTTAGGGTAATATGAATTTCCCCCTATCAAAGAACCTTTCCCACAAACAGGGCAATTATAAGACTTAATTCCACTCGGATATATAAGGTCTAAAATCGGTGTTTTTGGCATTTGTTTTTTAAGGGCAATAATAGTAGTTTCCAAAGCTTCACTACATTTATCTCGGTATATGCAACCGTGTTCAGTCGTGTTTATTGCTTCTTCGTTTGTCATTCTTCCTCACCAACCATTTCTTTTAAGAGATTTTCAATAGCGATAACATAATCGTTGCACTCGTAACAACACTCTCGGCAATTATAATCGCAATCGTCTTCAAGCCGTATTTCCTCTTTCAATTTTTCAGTAAACTCTTTGTAGGCTTCGGATTTGATTTGTTTTTCAATCTTCGCTGATATTTCTATCTGCTGATTGCTAATCACATTTTGAAGATTTTCAATTTTTAATTTGTACTCCTCGGCTCGTTCTTGTACATCTTGGAATTGTATAGAAACTAAATTAACTTCTTTCTGTAACCTCTCAATCTCTGCCTTTTGGCGGTTGATAAGGTCAAGAACCAATTTGGTAAGAATAATTTCGTCACACCGACCGAACATTTCACAACCTACGCAATCCTCTGCGTTTATATGGCACTCCAAAGCCTTTATAATTTCCTCATCAGTAAATTTCTTATCGGTCATATATCACACCTCATATCTGATTAAGTTCTTCGTGTTTTTCATCTACATATTGCTCTATGGTGGCAATAATACGCTTTTGCAGTGTCGGAGAAATATCGTATTCGCAACAATTGCAACCGTTGTACATCTTAACTCTTTCGCCACGCCTTATAAGTTTCGTGGGAAACCTGCCTGTGGTTTTTCGGTATTTTACGCCGCAAGCAAACAAAAAGATTTTCAAGTTATCAATTTCTTTTTTTATTTCCCTGTACTGTTCATATTGTTTTTCGGTCATTCCTCATCTTTCCTTTCTCCGCCCATTTTAGCGCCACAATTAGGGCAGTAATTATATATTTTTTCTTCGTCTAAAGATATCACTTCGCCGCATTTTGAACATCGATAAACATTATATCCTACATCGCCATCTACATAAATCCATTCACCGTGTTTAACTTCTTGCATATCGCAAACAGTAGCGGCGTTCGGAATACTGTCGTCAACTTCCAATATTCGTTTTACATTCAGTGCGTTTTGCCTTGAATTGAAAAAAATAGTTATTTTACCACCGTTAAAATTATCTATATCCAGCGCCCAATCTCCGCATATTTCGCGAATTTCACTTTTCATTCTTCTACCTCCGAATTAAGCCAGTTTGAAATTTCATTTTTGCACATTTCTGTATTTGTGCCGTCTCCACATAGATTGCCTTTATACGCTCATAGTTTGTCATATCAATCCCTCCCGTTAGCGCTCAGTATTGCACATATCGCAAAGCCTATCAGTGCGCCGATTATAAGTCCGATTATAAAGTTAATCATTTTCTTTGTACCTCTCCCAATTTTCAAATTCCACACAGCTTGCGCACGGCATATCCGAACGGTCATTATCGTAATATGCACAATCCTCACAACACATTGGCTCATTCAAATTATCCATACCTATCACCACACAAACTCGGGATGTTCTGCCATGAATGGTCTAACGACATCTTCAATAGCCTGTTCTGCAACTTTTTCTTTTGAAAAATATATTTTTTGGCATTTATCGAAAGAACCACCGGCTACAATAAATCTTTTAGTCGCTACATTATTAAAGCAAATATAATAGTGTTCATTTTCACCATCCCAATCGCAATCTTCAGCTTCATTATCATAAGCATATTTAAGAAGTTTGCGATTTAATAACTCGTGAAGATATACTTGAATGGCAAAGTCTTTATCATTGAAGTAACCACAGTTTCTATAGTAACGATTATCCATTCCGTCTTTTACATCTTTAAAATCTTCTGTGCCATACCCAGTGACTACAAAATATTTTTCTCCAAATTTCACTCTATCAAATGGGTTATTCCTTTTTTGCTCAATCCTCTCTGCCCAAATACCGAGTGTCTCTAATTGTTCCTTAGAAACCTCTACCTTTTTACCGTTGATTACAATGTAGTTTTCCATTTTTTATCTTCCTTTCTTAATAAGAACGCCCCCACAAATGATACGGCACTTGCAGGAGCGTTTATTCTATGCGGCATTACCCGGTTATAGACTATTTAATTGTTCAGAGCCGTATCTCTGTTAATTATAATAGCATATAGTAATTTATTTGTCAAGAATATTTTTAAATATTTTTTGAATTATAACATTTCTCCAAATATCGCTTCTAATACAGCCACTACGATTGAATTGCCTGCTTGCTTATATAACTGGCTATTTGAATTTACTTGCGCAGCTTTTTCAAAATCTTCATCGTCAAAATCCATAAGCCTAAAGCACTCTTTTGGTGTTAGCTTGCGTATTCTCACTTGCTCTTTAACTTTCACTTCTTGATTACCCCCCCGCAAGTGGTAAGTGTCGGTGACAATCCATCAGTGCTATATACTCTGCGTGATTTTTCCTGCGTTTTATCCCATTTACCGCCTTGCATTGTGCCGTATAATTTGCATTTTATTTTTTCCATTCTATGACTCCATTCGTAGGCGAAAGATTCCCAATGCCATAGCTGTCTCTTGCCATAAGTGTACACGCAATGTCGGTTGTGCGTTTAATTTGTCGACCGTGTTTCAACAACAATATCCCAACTGTGCCTGTCGGTGCTTGCCCGTCCGCTTGAGCGAATTGTGTGGCTAATCTCTCTCTCTACATTAACAGTTTGTAAACACTTTTCGACCTTGTTTTCGGATATATAATATTTTTCCTCAACACCGTTTTCCAATAAATCCTTCATTCGAATCTTTAAAGGCTTTGGTTGCGGAAATTCGTAATAGAAATCGCCGAGCAAGCTAACGCAAAATGTACGATTGCGGTTTTGCGGTACGCCGAAATCTTTAGCGTTTAAGTCTTTATACCAACTTTTATAACCCAAGCTTTCAAGTTTTTGCAGCCAACTGTTAAAGTCTGCTATGTTTTTTTCTGTATGTACTTGCGGAACATTTTCCATTAACAAAACTTGTGGCAATTCATTACATTCGTCAAGTAATCTTTCAACTTCCCACAATAGCCCCGACCGTGTACCGCTGTTCTTCGACATCCCCTGTTGTCTGCCGGCAATGCTCAAATCGGTGCATGGGAACGAATAAGTCAATATGTAGCAGTATTTATTGGTATCGATTATACCCAAATCATCGGCAGTAATTTGCGTTACATCGCTTGTCTCGAAATTCGTGCCGTGGATTGCGTTGTAGCTTTTGATTGCGTATTTATCAAATTCACATACTCTGTAATGCTCAAACGGTACGCCGAGCCGTTCCAAAGCCTTTGCTTGCGCTCCTATTCCGGCAAACAGTTCAATTAAACGAATGGGCTTATCAATCTTAAACTTTTTAGTGCCGTCAAACATTCCTATTTGTGAACCGAACCAATCGCTCATTTGATTTTACACCTCTTACCATTTCATAATTTAATTGTCTTTTTCTTTCAAAAGTTCCAGCCTTGCCATTATTTCGAGCAGCATTTCGTTTTGTTGCTCAAATCTTGTATTGATTTCACGCAATAAATACTCCGCCTGTTTGTCATTAGCCGTTTGCACATCATTATGTGCCGACTGTTCCCTATTCTCATTAAGGTTAGCCACAGCCAATAATAGAGACAGTGCATTTATAATGTCATTGCCGTTAACATTATCGTTGTTTTGGTACATTCTCATTCTCCTTTTTGTTAGGCAGCTGAATAACATAAAATATATCTGATTTCTTTTTATCGGCATATACGATTATATCATTCGCAAATTGAGTGGCACGACAATAAGATTTCCCATTTGAGCTTATTCTACCACTGCAAATCACATATTGAACATATTCCAAAGCCATAAAATCACTTATGCTATCATCTTTGCGAATTATGATTGTTGATTTATTCAATTTCATTCCTCTCATTTATCCTCACCCCAACTCACATAATACATACGGTGCAATTCATTAGCCAACTCAACCTTAAACCCTCGTTCTTTAAGCCGTTTTAAATTATCCTCATAGATTATTTCCATTATAATATTAGTTTCATCCCTTTTCATAGTGTTATTTGTGTGCTCTTTAATCAAATTCCATTCTTTTCTTTTTCGGGCTAAACTAAATTTTTCCATTTTGCGCAAACAGTTTTTAGCATTAAATGAGCAAAAGGTTTTAATCTTTGCCAATAGTCTGAACTTATTTTTAATTGTCATTCCCATTTTTAAACCCCCTTATTCAGCTTTTTATTTTTTCTAAATCACATTCTATTACAGCATTTGCTTTTAAACTATGTAAAATTGCCGTGTGTTGTGGTTTCCCACTTTCAAATGTAAGTTTATACCCTACAGGATAAAAAACACTTGTGCCATATTCTACGAGCATATTTTCGGGTATGTTTTCAATTATTCCGCATACTCCGCTCGGATATGTGCTGACTTTTTGGCACAATTTCAAATATTCCGCTCTTTCCAAATTACCCACCTCAATAATCGTGTTCTTGACACCACTTGATAATCGCTCTTTGATATTCTTCGGCAGACAAATTTTGCTTTTGTAATTTGCGTTTGAAAGTCTCATAATCTCTATCACTCGCATTATATCTCAATATCATCCTCATACACCTCGTATCTTTTATTGTTTTCGTTGTGGAAAGTATCGACTTCCGTAAATCTTTGATAATCGCCGTCAAAGTTCATATTATCAACTACACACCCGCCGAATTTATTTTTATCAAGCAAAACCTGCGTTGTCTTTTCCGATAACTCCTCATTGTTCTTGTCGTTTACATATGGACGGTGCAAAAGCACTATGTAATCGCCGTCCTGTTCCAAACCGCCACTCTCCTTTAAATCGGACATTGTGGGTTCTCCCTTGCCACTTCGTGTAACTTGCGAGAGTATCATCATTACACAATTTGCTTGTTTGGCTGTCCGTTTAAGCAATGCAGATATGTAATCAATTCTTGTTCGGGTGCTGTCAAACCTCTCGTTTGTGGTAATATTCTGCATAAAGTCCACAATAACCAAATCGGGCTTTTCTTCAAGAGTTAGCAGCGAAATTTGTTCGGCAGAATAAACATTATCAAAACAGATGAAAGAATTAGCTTTATATATTTCCCGCATTTCGCCTTTAACCTGTTCAACGTTCTTGTCAGTTAGCCTGTTTTTACAAAAATCGTCATAAAAAATATTACACTTGCAAGCCAACATTCGCTCATAAATCATTTTTGCGCTCATTTCAAGGGAAAAGAATAAAGTCTTTTTGCTTTGCTTTATTTGATTTATCGCAATGTTAATCGCAAAGGTAGTTTTGCCCGTGGACGGTCTTGCACCAACAATAAAGGTTGTGCCGTATCTTATCCCGCCCAAATAATTATCAAGTTTGCTAAAGCCTGTATCAATGTGCGGCTGCTCAATGTTAAGCGTTTCAATAAAATTGGCTATATTTCGTCTGCCCACATCTTTGGCAGAAGTTATAGCCCCTTTGCCCTGCTCGTCCTCAATAACCTCTTGCAAGCTCTGAACAGTGGCATTGTTAGTATAAATAAGCTCATTGAGTTTGTTGACAATCCGGCGCTGTGACGCCATTGTTTTGAGAATAGCAAAGTGTTCGTCAAACATAGCTGCCGATATTGCAGACTGTACGCAAGCCGTTAAAGCCTTTTTTTCATCATCGCCCGTGTTGGCTGACAGTTTTACAAAGTCAATCTTTTCGCCATTAAGCGATTTTAAGATTTTGCAAATGCTTTGGTGCAATGGAAAATAAAAATCTTCCTCGCTGATAAGGCTGATTTTCTCTTGCAAACTTTCAAAAACTATCAAGCACCCTAACACAGAGCGTTCAACATCAATGTCATAATCTTTCATCATAAGTTCCTATATCCTGAATAAGTTTTATCGTTAGGTTGTCTGTTATTTGAAAACTTAAAGTCCGTAATAGGAAAGAATGACCGCCAGCTTCTCGCAATTGCTTCTTTCAAATAATCGTCGACAGACAAGTTGCTTTGCTTCGCAAGTTTATCTAATTTTTTTATATTAAGTTCGATTGAACGTTCGGTATTTGCTGCCCTTTGAGCTTTTCTAACTTTAAGCCATTCGTGAAGTAAGTCAAGAGTGGTTTCGCTCTGTGTGTAATCTTTGAGAATTTTTTCAATCGGATTTTCTTTATTTATTTCTTTATTTTTAAGCATTTCTATTTCTTTTTTTAAGCATTTAATATATTCTTTTAAAGCATTTGTCTCACTTTCAGCCACACTGTGGATTTTACCACCCTGTGGATTTTTGAGAGTATGGATATTTGAAAGTGTGGATTGCTTTAAAATGTAATTTACTTTTATGAAATGACCGCTTATTTCCCCATTTTCATCTCTTGATTTTACATCTTCAATAAGCCCAAGTTCCGATAATTGTTTTTTAACTTTTCGGGTTTTTGATTCGCCCCATTTCAAGGCATTAGCCGTATAATGCGTAGTGCATTTTGGCTGATTGGTATGTTGCCATTTGGCTGTATAGTAATAAAAAATATATAGCGAAACAACATCAGCGGGATTTTCGGATTGAAAGAGTTTATCAATCGTTGCTTTATTAAAAATAAGCAAATTTTCCGAAATATCATTAAGTTTTAATTCTTCCATATTAACTCCTTATAAACAAAACCCGCATACCCCTAATAGTTGCGGTATTAGAGATACACGGGATTGTGGCTGTTATTCAGTTTTAATCGTTATCCGACCGCAACTCGAATAACAACCTTTTGTTGATACAATCATTATATCACATATAAGCCATAAAGTCAATATCTTTTACGCTTGGTTTTGCGGTTATATCGCTCCACAAAATCAATTTTCATTCCCCGGACATCGTTTTCGGCTTTAACCTTGACTTTAATTTCGGCACACTTTTTGTCGCGCTCAAGCTTCCAATTTTTATATATCGTACAAAATGTATGGCACGATGAGTTTCTATCTGTGCAGCCGAAACATGGAGCATTATCATATAAAAGCATTATAACCACCTCGCAAACGCTCTCTAAATTGCCCTGTGAACGATTTTTAGTTTAAGACAAGTATTTTATTGCCCAAAGAATAAAAACCGCCACAGAACCTAAAAGAATTAAGATTTTGGCATTACCACGGCAAATCTCCCGAGCCGTCAAGTATGCTGTCTAACTCATTGCCCGAATTTTTAACACTTACACCCGCATTGTTGAGATTGTTTGCGACTGCATTAAGCGGGTCAGCCTGAACATCAACATTAGCCGATTTCTTGTTTTCGGCAAAATAGAAGTTATTGACATTGACCTCATATGCCGTGCGGTTGTTGCCGTCTTTGTCTTGATACTTTCGGGTATACAATGAGCCGTCTACGGCAATAAGCTGACCTTTTTTAACATACTTGCTCATTACCTCTGCACCTTTGTCCCAAATCGTACAAGGTATAAAATCGGTTGTATCTTTGCTATACTTGCGGTCAACCGCAAGCGTGAAAGAACATACAGACTTTCCGCTTGCCGTAGTTTTAAGCTCTAAATCACTGGTTGTGCGCCCTAACAACTGAATGTTATTCATAATTTATCCTCCTTTATACACTTTCATGTAGTGTATATTGATTTAATACTGACTTGCAAATCGACCATATCATCAGCCCCATTTCTTCTTTAGGCAAAAAGCAAATGTGCAACCCATACTTAATTTCAAAAGTATGCAAAGCACCATAAAAAGATTTGGGGTTATAATTGTTCTGATATTTTTGAGTTATAATATCGTGCCAACCACCGATTTGCTCGATTAAAAGGAATTTATGCGCTTTGTTTTGGGCTCGTTTTAACTCATAATGAAAAGTTTCATTTTGAATATTTGTAGCAATCTCGCTAAGATTTGATTTCCTTTCTATCGCGAGTTCATCGGTAAAATAATAGTCAGTTGGAAAACCGAGTTCTTCATTCTTTGGTATCATAAAACAATAATCGCCCTCTCTTAATTTACGGTGCTGATAATTTATTTTATGTTTTTCAAAATACGATATTATATGCTCGTTCTTTTTTTCAACAGTATCACACACTATTGTCATACTTTTTAACAAGGTTTCCCATTGTTTTTTTGTATAATAAGGCTTTATAATTTATAACCCCTTTCTTTTCGTCTTTGCAAAGGTTTATATAAAGTCGCTATCGTCACTGTCAAGGTCACTGGTTAATCCCTCAAAGTCCGCTGTCGGGCTTGCCCCTGTATTCCTCAATAAAGCCGATATGGAAAAATTATCATAATATTTATCCCCGACTTTATTTGTCTTGATATTGGCTGACTTTATTTCAAGTATTTCTACCATATCACCGACTTTGCACTTAAAATCGTGATTTTCAGCCCATATCGTAATCTTTTTATTGCCCTCAGCTTTGAAAAAACACCAGTCGCCTTTTGAGCCTGTGCCCGACCGTGTATCAGCCACGGTCAGCACTGCGCCCTTTTCTATTTTTGCCATATATTATTGCTCCTTATCCAATTCGATTGTAACTGTTTGCGGGGTATCGGTTTGATTTGAATAATCAGTATAGCCGTAAACATCTTGTATTTCATCTTGTGTTTGATAGCCGTACAAAACTTCGGGGCAATATGCTCTTGCAAAAAAACTGGCGGTTCTATACCTCATCATCTGCTGGGGATAAACTTGCCATTTTGAGCCTTTTTTATCATACCACCCCTCTTTTTTAGCAAGGTCTATTGATATAACTTCGGAAGTTAAAACTTCGTTATCGGATAGCCTTGTGGCTTGCGCATAACAAGCCGTTTTTTCTTTGTTAAAAACAAACTTCAAAGGCGTGAATTTATGACAATTATTTATTGCCATAATAGCATACTGACCCGACCAACCAATTTGACCGTATACCGAATACATATTGTTGAGTATCATTGCCAAAGGCTGATTTGAGCGAATTGCAATATCCATAGCTACAAGTATATCCCCCGCTCTGCCCTTAAATCGTTCGGGTATGCTATTGCCTTGTGCTAAATTGTTTGCAAGTTTAAATTGGAATTTCATTTGTGCCGTATCATTCCAAGCCAAACCGCAACTATCGGTTGTTGACATACCAAGATTTGAATTATCAGAGGTATTTTCTTCGGTAATTTCCGAATTTTCGGTTATTGTTTCATTTTCAGCCATTATTTACTCTCCTTTATGGTATTTTCTAATTGTTTAATAATATCTCCACCATAGGCATTTCGGGTTATGTCGATAAATTCTTGAACGGTAAACATATCGTGTTCAAGGTCATAGCCACCATTTTTGACAAATGAATTTCTGCCCATTTCGCACGAGCCAGTCAGTCGATTATGCCAAAGATAAAAGTCTTTTGCAGGATATTTTTTGTTGAGGTCTGAAAATTCTTTGAGAAATAATTCAATAGCCTCGTCAGTGTCTATATCCTCAAAAATTTTATCTTCCAAATCTTTAAGCGCTTTTTCCAAAGTCTCGCCGTGCGCGAATTTGTTGTGTCCCTTGACTATATAACAGGGCGATAAACTTAAATCACTATTTAATATAAATCCTTTAGCAACATTGCCTTTAATATGTTTAATTACGGTAGGTATACTATCAATTTGATAAACAATATCACCATTTATTGACTTTATGCCGTAGCCGTCGCCGTAGCCGTAGCCGTAGCCGGAGAC